AAGAATCTCTCTGTTATGGATAAATCTAAGAACCGTGCAATGAATCAGCACGATAAACGCAAAAGGAAATAAATATGACTATTGAACAAAACGGACCAGGAAATGTTAGTGCTTCGTATGGAAAGCGTACTACCTCTAATAAGTTTGACGCATCCAAGGCATACGATAAAGATATCTATATCAATTCTGCGGGGCACATTGTAAGTCCTGGTGGGAGGTTTATCTCCAATGCCAAGTGGGCGGATATTCAATCCAGATGCGCTACACGTCTATATTCAACTATGTTGAGCAATACGACCAGTGCTGCACTCGCTGGATATGGATTCCCTGGGCCAACTGTTCTTACACACGCTTTCCTAGCAGATGTAGAAGTAGACTTCGATGCTATTTCGCTCATTGTGCAGAACAGTACAGGATCGGCTCTTACTTGGAGCAATCTCAAGGCATCGTCTGTCAGGCAGGTGGCTAACTTTAACGCTAATATCACCAGCACGGTATCGGGCACATTCGCTGGTGCGTCTTCACTGTCTGTGGCTGCTGGTTCGGTAACTAATCCTACTCTGGCTGTTTCAGATGCCATCCCTCTGAGCAGTGTTCCTCGCACGGATGGGGGAACTCGTCCGCTGGTTCTGTTTACTGTTGAGACGACTACTGCTGCAGACGGAAGCACCCAGATTGGTTCTTGGTATCGAGGCGGTGGCAACAACACGACAAAGACCCATGATGGCGGGCGTGTACTAGCTGCTACGACTACTCCAGGATCTACTGCACCTGCTGCCCTCGTCCCTGCCATCACTAATCCAGATGGTACATCGGCAATCGTTGGATTTGTGTATTGGTCTCGCGGTGCTAAGGTGTTGACTGTGATGGAATCAGGAAATTCTCTTGTTGCTGGTAACACGCTAGCAATCGCTAACAGAGGTCATTTGATCCGTGCTGTTGAAGAAGTGAGTACACCAAGTGCTCCTGTTGAATACATGGTGTGCGGCCTACCCGGTCAATCAATCACAGTTATCAGAGCTTTGACTGAGAAAATTATTGGCATTGGCGCCCTTGGTAATGGTCTTAAGCCTGGCCTGACTATCTTTAACCCATTTGATACTAATGCTAACGTAGGTTCTAATATTGATCTGGCACCGATGCGACATGCAGCCTCTCGGATTGAATCAGTGATTCAGAACTCTGGAGGCTCCCTGTTGCTTACCGAGGGTCTTCCTAGACAATCCGACGCCACTACGTCAGCTTGGTTGAATGATTCTGTACGTCGATCCTTTAATTCCTCGCTAGCTTCTGATTACGGAGTCGGTATTATTGCACAGGCAACTGCTTTGGAAAAAGTAGATCAACCATTCCTGTTTAAGACAGGAGCTGTTGCCGGTGACTTTACCCATCTTACCCAATCTGGGGATGATGAAGTTAAGAACCTGATTATCGAAGCCATTCAAACAGACTTCCGATAAACGACAAAAAACCCCCTAGGGAATCCTTGGAATAATCCTTGGAAACTCTAGGGGGTTTTCTTTTGTCTGTTACTCTTCTACTACGAAGGGTACAGATCGTACTTGAGGATATTTAGCTAGAAAGACATCAATCGGAATATCTACATGCAAAACTTTCTCTACAAATTCAATTCCATCTTTCTTCAACTGTTCTTTCAATGCAATGCATGGCTGACAGCTAGGTTGTGAATAAACTACTTTCATCTATCTCCTTAGCGAATTGGACAAACCCCGCTTGTGCAGTCGTCTTGCAGCTCTGCATCAATGTCGTTAGCTTCATCAATCTCGATTGGTTGGATACGAGCTGCATACTCATCGTACACTTCCTTCGTAACAACTTCCTGAGGAAGATAAAGATAGCCAAGGTCCTTAGCTGTCTTAGTTGGATCAGCACGGAACAGGAAAGACACACCAACATAATCATCCCAGTTACTAATCAGCCATTCAACAATCTCAGGTACTTCCTCGACAGAGTAGCTAATCGTTGCAGACACATTCTGTTGACACCAATTCTGCATCAACATCTTGTATCGTTCCAACTGATCAACTGCTGATTCAAGATTGACCTCAAGTAGCTTACCTTCTCGTTCTACCTTATCGAATGGTACATCGGACCACTCAACAGGGAAGGTAATCAACACAGCTTCTGGATCGTTGGGTTTGTCAATCACCTTATAACCTGCTGCACGACACAGAGGGATGAGAGGATCAAACTTACCAAAGGTGACGTTGTTGAAGATGTACTTACCCAAGGGCTTGTGAACACCTTCTGTGGTGTCCATCACCTTTGAGAGAGTTCCACTGGGCTTGCAAAAGTTCAACTGAGTTCGTTATTCTCAGCCAGTTTTCGTAATCTATAGTAATGTGTTTTGCTTATCCCAAATTTCTTAGAAGCCTCAACAAAAGAGTAGTCAATTACCTCTTTAGGATATCTTCCATGAATATCCCATCTAAGCTTTCCGAATTTAGAGAAAACTTTTTTATTCTCTTCGGAGTGCTTCATGCCTAGGGCCGGTTTCTTACCTTTCCTGGCTGCTTTTAACTTCTCTTTGTGAGCTTCCCAATCTTTAATTGGGAAGTATGAGGCGCCTCCATCCAATATGTTGTAGCATGTACCAACACGTCTATGGTAGGCAATTAGGTCTCTTTCAGCGCACAGCATTTCTTTTTCTGTCTTAAACTCAGCAACCAAGTGGGTGCTGAACTTATCAGCCCCTTTAGATCGCATGGAGTCATAAAGAGGTGTTTTAGTACCTCTCTTAGCGCTACATTTGTGTGCTCTAAATCGGGCATCCAAACTAGTTCTAGTAACCCCTACATAGACAGAATCAGATTCTGTGTTTCTTATTTCATATAGATACATAACTTCTCCATGTTTCCATGAAGATCGGACTATATCATCATCCTAACAGGATGTTGCGCGCTTCGATTCCACTTGGAACCTACTCCCACTACGGGATAGTCTCTGAACCTTCATATAAGCTATGACCTGAGTTCCGAAAGGTTTTCGACACTAATTCATAAATTTATATGCTAGGCTGCTGATTGGCATAGGATCACTCCCTTAGCTTTCCAGCAATTCACGCAATTTTTCAATACAGATCACTCTGTAAAGCCGCCATTAGTTAACGGTAGTGACGTTTTTAGGACGAGGCAGTCCAAGTTCGTCAGCCATGCTGTAAGCTCCTGACGTTGCTGCTCGTTGCAGTTCAGCATAATCGTAAGGCTTGAGATCGGGCCGTCGTACGATCCCAGTGAGGCCGACCCCACAGAGACGTAGAAATTCATTATTGAGATGCCACGCTTCTTGCAGAATTCCATCAACGAGGTTGACACAGGTCTGTCTGTAGTTAGCTCTAGCTGCAATATGAATTGCCCGTCGCAGTCCATTACTGTCTCCCTTGAATTTAGCAACATCAACCTCGGTAAGGTTACAGAAGCTCTTGTTGCCAAGCAAAATCTCTGCACATGGATTCACACCCTTAAACCAAGGAGCACGCTTAACAGCGGCCTCTCCGTTAATGAACCCTGGTTCAGATCCACCACTCTCAACCATGAGATCAAAGATATGAGTCAGAGCTTCGGTGGTTGGCTTCTTCTTGAACAAGAGACTGTTATTGCTCTGTTCTCGCTGTACATTGTACAGATACCAGTCCTTCTTAGCGACTGTGAACTCTTGCCACTCATCTTCACCATATTCAAAGAGTGCAATCTCTGCACTACGTCGAGAGGAGAGAATAGTACCAAGCCAGTTAACAACATCGAGAATGTCGATACGTGTCAGCAAGCTACCTGCACGCTTGTTCAGGATGTCAACGATTGCCTTATATGCTTTGGCAATGGCAGCGTCTCCACTAGAGATCCATCCATAGCCCTTAAGGCGTTCACCTGCTGGTCGAATCTGGGATAGATCGAGAACAAGTTTATCGGCGGGAAACTTATGAGAGGCCAACTTACCGATACTCTTTGACCATGCCTCTGCGGAGTCTCCGATGGAGATTGTCCACACACCTGTCGCTGGGTCGTAGGATTCTTCATTTACCTGCCTACCACCTTTCTCAGTTCGAGTAGAACGGATGATTTCAACATCTTTAATTGGCTTCTGGAAACCAGTAAGTTGACCAACGATTGGTCGGAAGCCCACCCCACAGCCTTGCATCAAGAGCCAGAGGGCATCTACCAGATCATATACAGTTTCCACATTGGTGAAACTACAATTGAACTGAGAGGCTTCTCGTTTCTTTGCTACATCTGTACCACCAAGCCAGAGGGTACGGCCTGACATAAGAACCTTACGTTCCAACATCAGTTGTCGAAGCTCTTGCAGTTCATCGTGCTGAACACCTGAGTGATTAGCACGGTTCCACAGCCAAGCCTGGTGACCGATTACTCGATCAACTGTTTGCTCAAAAGTTTCAAACACATTTCCCGCATCATCTAGGGGACGGTTGTATGTTCTCCGTGTAATCAGTTTACTACGCAATGATTGGGTCATATTAACGATTGTCTCCACTTCCTTGAATTGTATTGTTCTTCTTTCGTTCACTCAGTTTGGCAATGTTACTGTCTGCAATGTCCTGCAATGTAAAGCCATTGTCAATAGCAATGGCGGCTACATGCCACAGCACATCACCAAGCTCTTTCTTCAATTTCTGTTCATAGTCGAATGTACGACCATCTCTAAGAGCTTTTGCTACAACCCCTAGAACCTCTCCTGCTTCCGAACCTAGATTGTACATTGCATATGCGGGAGTTGCTGTCTCAAGGCGAAAGCTCATTGCCTTGTTTTGATATTCATTAAAATTCATCGATTCACCAAATAGTTAAGACGGAGGGGCATAATGTCGAAGTCTCCATCGTTTACATCATTCAACATCAGAGCACCACGCCAGTGGTTATTACCTTGACGGCCCAAGTAATCTTCGTTATGTTCATAGCAGCTCCCAGCAATGATGCTATGGATTAGTTTACCATCGCCTGTCTTACCTGTAGCAATCTGCAAACCTTGCTGATGGCCACTGATACAGCTCATATGGGTTTTATTCAGTTGAGCATTAGCGGAGGTTGCAGGTCGGCCCATGAGGCCAGAGACAAAATAGTGGCTATAGGCAATACCGTCGATAACAACAACATCGAGAAAAGGATAAACTTTCCAACCACAATCTTCATAAGGGAGATCATCATAGGAAATCAGTCCTTCCAATTTAGCATCGCTATTGATTGCACGATCAATACGTTGTTCGTGGTTACCAAGGGTAAGGTGCATCTCAGGACGGTACTGTTTATCTTTGTTCTTCTTTGCTCTAGCGTTATAGTCCCACAGCGGCTCTAGGAGGGCAGTCATAGCCTCGGTGGCTGCGTCAATATCCTTGGTGTAGCGTCTACCCTCAAATGCCTTCTTACCAACGTCATAGGAGCTCAGGGAGGGCATGTCAGCGAAGTCACCAAGACAGATGATTTTCTCTGGCTGTTTCTCTACGATGTACTCCCCAATCTTACGAAGAAAGGAGAAGTCTTGACCAGGTTTTGCCTGTACATCAGGCACGATAAAATGTTTCATTAATCTCCTAGGTAAGCTGCATAGGACACCGGGAACAGTTCCTTGACAATCACAGCAATCTTCTCTGCAACGTCACGGGTCTCTTTCTGTGTGTGAGGGTCAAGACGAAGAACAAGCATGTCAAGGAATGCTCCAAGAGTGCCAGACCATCGCCATTCAGTCATCATGTTCTGAGGGAGCACCATACGAGCTTGTTCAGGGCATACGCCTTGTTTCAGCAATTCATTGTAACCCGACAACGCCTTGTGGGTGACAACCGTCAACACAGAGTCAACACCCACTACTTCATCTTCGCTACTCCCTTGCTTAACATTATCAGCTTTCTTACGCAAATACTCAGGGAAGTAGAACTCAGGCTCGGAATCAACATACCGTCTACTCACTTCATTCCAAGGCATGAATTTGTGCTTAACCAATTGTCGAGCAACAAAGATTGGAGCCTTGACACGGAAGGAAAGGAAAGAGTGGTTGAAAGGGGAGTGATGTTTGTGTTTAGCTAGGTAGTTAATGAGTTTATTATCTTTGTCGTGCAGAATCCCCCTGATTGGGCGATCAGTGAAATCATCTTGATCAGTCTCGTAACCTACATACTTACTTGTCTTATCAAAACTCACACGGGCTGCATTAACAACATCCAAATCATCACCAACGTGGAGAACCAAAGCTACTTCAATATCAGAAATCTTCATATTGCTCCTTAAACGATTCAATCAACTTTGGATGCATATGCTCATACTCATCTGGGATATTCAGAACCTTGATACTCTTTTGAATACCAATTGTTTCTAGTTCGTAAGTTTTATCAACCTCATCCCTATTGTGTTGATTAACAAACACAATTTCATCAGCCCATGCAATCAATTCGTCGCTAACTGGTACAAGTGCGTAGTAAGCACTGCCGGCAGCACGAGTGTTATACTTTGAGGCATAGATACGAGCTGCTGTAGCACTGCGTAGCAAACCTGCTGAACATACGAATAGCACACGTTTATCTTTTCCTTGATATGGGTTGTTATATGGACACGAGGTTTCAAACATTGCCTCTGTGAGTGTTTTACGTTTGATCATCTTTCAAACCTTCCAATTTAATCAACAGGTCAACATAGTGCTTAACCTTTTCTAGGTCTTGCAAACCACCTTTAGATTTCCAACGGCTAATGTATTTGACTACGTTAGCCTCACAATACCCTAGACTGTTTGCATGAATATACTCGATAGGTTGGATTTTCAAATCCTTGTAGTGACCACCTCCAACTTGGACCTCTAGGGGATTAACCTGCATATTCAAACCCTCGTGTTTTCATTTCACTAACAAACTTGTCATACACAGTCTTGCGTTCTTCCTTTGGAATACGATCGAAGTAACCAATAATCAATCCAGCACCATTAGGGCTGATCTTCCTATTCTTACTATTCGATTCGGCCATGTTGGCCAGTACAACTGCTTGATTACGACTACGAAGTTCTTGATCTTCAATATCAGAGAAGAGAGAGAAGCCCTTGTATTCAATATATTTATCGGTCATTTACGTTCCTTGTTTTCATTATTCGTAATGGATTTGTGGCAAGGCTTGCAAGCCACCTCTAGACCGTCCTTCTCACAGAACAATCTTGCTATTACACCATCCCAGGAATCAAATCCAGAGAGAGGAACCACAGGTGTAATGTGGTTAACTTCAACTTCCTTTTGAGGAAATTCGTTGCCACACTTGCAGCATTTGTAATGCTTTGCCAAGCGTCCTGTTTTAGCATTGATCTTCTGACCTACACATGCTTCGTTAAGCGTTTCATACTTTGCAGGCCATCGTTGGGATGCACCTCTAAGAGCACTCTTAATGAAGCTATTGAACCGGCTCTCAGTCCATTGATTGTTATTCCTTGTCTTTTCGGCTTTAGCTATTTGGAAACTCCCATAGGACGGGTGTACCATCCTCGTTAAGCTCTCTTGTCATCCAGAGCAAACGGCCTGACTCAAGAAGGAAACGATCTCCGTCATCTCCATATTTAGCTTGGTATTGCGCTCGAACCCGTCCGAACAGTTCAAGTTCTGTCTGTGCTTCTCCAAGTACTTCCTGAACTTTAACAGGCCCAATACCGTCAACACCCTTAATGCTGTCCACCCTGTCACCTGTGAGACATTGCGAGTAGAAAAAGCGTAGACCCGTACCTTTGATAGATTTTCTGTCGGGAGACAGTTTGATCCATCCAAGATCATCAACAAGCTCGGGGCCAAACTGCGCTTGATTTCCCAGCTCCCAACCATAATGCCATCCAGGAACAGCTCGAAGGTCTTTGTCTCTAGTGCAGATGATTGTCTCATTTGGTCGCTTGGTCTGCTCGATGGCCATAAGGTCATCTGCTTCCAATCCTTCTGTGAGTCGCACATCATAGTTACCTTTCATGTAGGCCGTGATGTTATAGAAATGCCAGGGCTTGGCGCTCGGTCGATCCTTATAAGGTTGACGTGTGGCAATCTGATTACGGAAGTTATGCTTACCAGTCAGATACAGGATGGGAGGGGCCGTAGCCCCAACAACTCCGCAGATGTTCTTAATTCGCATATCTAGCAATTCAGCTACATAATTAAATGGGGGAACACCTTCTTGTTGCCACCCTGCTTCTGCTGCAAATCCAACTTCATAACGAAGCACGTCTGCATCAATAAGTGGGATCATTGCTGTTTAGTTGCTCCACATTTAGAACATACATAACGATTTGTCCCATATCCAGAACTTCCGTCATAGGTCCAATTATGTGTACACATTAGTATGGGTGCCTTGTCTGATTTCAAAAACCTTCATAACCAACTCCCTCAACATCTTATATGGCTCTTCAGGAAGTGGTTGTGAGGTGTAACCTTCTTCCCTGTGACGTTCAAGGTACTCTGGATAGGAGAGGTTGTAATCAACACAACCAACTTCAAAACTCCTCCAGAAACCTGTCCCGGTATAGTTAGTAGGGGTTGTCATCGTTATCGTCCTCTTTCCAAGGCGCTTCTTCTGCTTTGTCAGCTTGTTTAGCAGGGGCTTCTACCTTCCCACCAACCAGCTTCTGCAATGGAGACCCTGCGAAGTTCAAGTTGCTCTTGATCTTCTCTCGAATCCATTCTGGGAACGCTTCAAACACTGCCTTATCAGGGTTATCCAGATCGAACACCTTAGGAGGGTTCTTCAGCTCTGGACACTTCTCAGCATCACGTGGACGCATAGGGGAGATAGAAGCCACGTTATCGTAAACCTTGTCACCAACCTTGTTGTTAACAATGGTAATGTTAACTGGAAGTGTGATAGCTTGCGCGAAGTTCCCGCCCCAATCTTGATTAGGATCGAACGCCAAGTAGCGCTGTGTGCTCTTGGCCTTGTCTGCGTACAGACCATAGAAGGGAAGTGTCTCGCTAACCCAACGTGGCTTGTCCTCAATCTCCTTACCTTCTTCGTCAATTAGGAAGGTGTCCACAAGCTCGTAGGTGAGGCCGATCTCAGGAGCAGGTGGTTTATCTGCCCCCTTGTACGGACGTTGTGGTTGCAAACCAAAGTCGATGATTTGAACCAGCCGACCCGGATAAACACCCGCCGGGATGCTAGGTTGTTCAACAAACTTACGTTCTTTATTACCCTTAGGTGCTACCAATGCCATCTATTATTCTCCTTGTTCGTTCAACTTAAAAGATACCTTAGAGATCAAATCCAATGGGATAATCTCATTCTCACCAGTGGCCAGCGAGATGCTGATTGCACCACCACCAACTTGGTAACCAACTGTCTGATCAAAGATCAGTGTGTCAGAATGACGGTCTCGAAAGACAACCGTCGTAGTACCAATAGCTCCAAATTCTGCGTTCATATTTCTCCTTAGTGGATGTCCCACCAGTTTTTACCAATCTTTCCATCACCAACATGTGGGCATGAAATCTTGTAATAGGCGGCTGCATCAACGATACACTGTTCTGAAATAGCTTTGACATCTTCTGCAATGTCCTCGTCACATTCAATAGTATATTCGTCATGATACCAACACACAATCCCGAATTGCTCACCGTACTTGTACTTAGCGGATAGACGTTCCCACAACAAGTTGTAGGCTTTGGTCATCATAATTGCTTCGTCCGATTGAAGGACATACACCAAGATGGCGTGTTCTGAAGCAATATAGATTGGGCGACCATCAAGTCCAGTAACCCATCCATCATAGTATTCCATACGATTCCATTTAGGATTGAATCGTTTCTTAGCGTTACGTCTCCATTCGCTACTAAGCTCCTCCATCAATCTGCCAAGGGCAGGTAGTCCGTTAAGAAACTGTTCTTTAAGTCTCTTACCATCTTGAGCTGTGCCTCTAACAATTCTTCCAATCTTGGCATCTCCTGCTCCGAACAAAAAACCGTAAAAAAACGACTTAGCCGCGTCTCTTGAATTGAGACCAGCAGCCCGCATATTCACGCTATGTATGTCAGTTCCATCTTCCTTCTTTCCGTTAAGGACGTTATCTGTATAAACTGGATCATTCATCCGTCCACACAGCATACGAATCTGACAACTATCTGAGTCCGTACCAACAAGCACTTTACCTGCTCGTGCTACGAACGTCTGTCTCATCTGCTTGCCGTAGAAAGACTTAGCACCAGGGATGTTAACGATTCCGCGATGAGTAGCACGTCCGGTTTCAGCCAGATTAGCCACGCAACTAGCAATAGTGCCGTCATCCCTGACAATTTCCAGAAGACCTTCGATGATCCCTTTTCTTTGGCGGCATTGTACGCGCCTTGCAACAAGTCTACCAAGAGCCCCAGTAATACCCTCGAATGGGTCGTCCTTGTTGAGCTTCGGGCTGGTTCGTTCTCCATCGTCATTTGTATTCCACTCCTTTGGTTCCCACCCTAAATCGAGAAGGAATTGTTTGGTTTCCTCACCAGAGTTTAGATTGGTCTTGCGAAAAGCAATGCGGCTGAAGATCCCACCAACAATGTCGCAATCCCTAGAAACGCCAATGTTAGAATACCAATTGCACACAGTCTCAGAATACTTGCCGGATTTGAGGAACGGTTTCTTGATGTAGCCATATTCTCCTTTAGTTTTTGTCTCCTCTACTTCTAACACGGTAGGAAGGTATTTGTAGATAGATCGGTCAATGCGCTCGATCCAACGTTCAAGCTGATGGATACATCTGTACATGTGATCCTTATCAGCAAGCCATCCATAAGCCTCTTGTTTCTGTAGGTTTTTGAACAGCTCGAATGTTAGAAGGAAAGCATTTCGCCATCCCTTGTCTTTCGCTTCAACAAGCAGCGCATCGTATACGAGTTCAAGAATCTCAACGTCCTCAGTACAACGGTGCAACATCTCAGGGGAGAAGTTCTCCCAATCATTGTGCTCAGGTTTTCCACGACCAACACGATAACCCCATGCTTCGATTGAGTGAGGGCCAATCTTACGACCCTTTAATACCTCTGCAGGGATGTTGAATGGGAGTTGACGTTTAGGTTTCAACAGTCGAGACATGATTAGTGTATCAACTACCTTGCCTTTGAACTTGTAGCCGTAGAGTTTTTCAAGGAGTGGGAGGTCATAACCGAGACCGTTGTGCATGATTAGTACATCAACAGTATCAAGGTATTTGAGCATGTCCTCAATATCGGCAGGTCCGAATCGTCTAATACTCTTATTTGTCCTATCCTTGAATACTCCACAATGCGTTTTAGTGGCTTGTCTAAGCAGGCCGTTAGCCTCTAAGTCACCTAGTACGACTCTCATCCGTACAAACTCTTAAGCTCTGCTTTGAAACGGCTGATCACTTTATGCACGTTTGCATAGGTGTGGTCAGATACGTTTGAGATATCTGTAGGACTGTATCCTTGTTTGAGGTGAAGCAGGAGTATTTCTTGCTGCACAACACTCTTGGTACTGATGATGTCGTAGACCTCCCTACGAGTCTGCCTGTTGACGAGGCCACACTCTTCCAGCCCCAGAGGCTCATCTTCATCTTCAATGTATGAAAGTCCAATTTCATCCCTCTTGTAATCGTTGTAAGCGTTGTTGAGAATCATCGAGAACCACCGATCAAACTCTTCGACCTTTAGTTCGTTGTAATACTTCAACGCTCTGCAATATGCTTCCTGAACAATGTCCTCTGCTTGATGGATGCCACCAGCACGAAAGGTCATACGCTTCAGGATGCGTCCATAGTTTTCTTTATAGTGATTCTCGATTTGTTTGTGCATTTACACCTCGTTAAAAAGACCTGTGGAACGATCCCAGTACATCTTGAATCTACCTACTTCACCGAACTCTCGATCTTCAAGTAGGACAAGTGTTCGCATGTTGCGCTCTTCAGGCGAGAGATTAGGGTCTCTGTTACCTTCGAGTCCCAGCATAAGATTGCAACTGCGGGCCATAGCACGAGAACCAGCGAACTGACTAGAAAGAACCTCCCCACCTCTTTCATGAGGAGGACCAGCGTCAGGATTACGGAGGTGACAGAAAATAAAGATAAGTATATCCAGATCGAGAGCCATTGCTGACAACTCTTGAGCAATCTCTTGAAGTTTAACGTTAGCACTTGCTGCATCCATCCCATTAGTTAGATTGGTGATCGGGTCAATCATGACAACCTTGCAACCCTCAACCGTACAAGCATGTCGAATATCTTCCTTTAGAGAGTCCCATCCGACGTGTTGATACAGATTGAGCATGAACAGGTGATCTTTGATCAACTCCCCTGCTCGATTATAAGCCCCTTCATCGAATTCCTTATCAGGGTCGTGGAAGAACTTACCCTCGAATTTACCAGCTACTAGCTTATACGTCTTCTTATTGCTCTCTTCAGGCTTTACAAGAAACACTTTAAGACCGTAGTTCTTGATGAAGTGCGCAGCTAGTGTATTAACAACTTCTGACTTCCCTTGCTTCTGCCCAGCACCTAGGTAGATTGTCTCACCAAACCGTAGGCCACGTGTCACCTTAGTGATGTGTTTCCAAGGCCAGTCTAGACCAATCTTGGGCATCTCCTTAGCACTCTCGTGCAGCTCATTACCTGACACAAGACGTGTGTTCTTAGGCTTTGCTGCATTGAACTGACATGCGTTATAGCAAGCCTTTGATTTACCTTCAAGCAAACATTCGTTAGCGTCCTTCCCTGGTAGTGTTGCAACCATCACGTCAGGGATGATTTTCATCACCTCTTCAGCGGCCTTCTTACCTGGCTCATCCGTATCGAATACGAGAATGATCTCCTTGAAATGCTGTTTTAGTTTCTTGATTACAGCAGGTAGGTCTTTCTTAGCGTTCCCTGCGCCTGTCCTTAGAGACACAACAGCAGGGTCAAGGTGAGCATAAGCAGTGTGCTTATTAGCATCTTTGAAAATCTGATAAAGGGCTACGGCATCAAACTCTCCTTCGGTAATGAACAGTTTCTTAGCACCTGTCTTCAGTGCTTGTTGCCAGCCAAACAAATCACAGTCCTTGATTTCACCTACTGCCCACATCTTCTTAGGATTTAGAACCCTGGCTTTGTATCCAGAAAGCTCACCATCCCTGTGGTATGGGAAGTAAACAGAGTAAGGAGTTACACCGTCTTCTTCAGAAACCCCTACCTTCACCCCGAAATACTCTAAGCTAGCCTTACGGAGTTTACGGTCAGGAATATCAACTGTGAGATACTCGGAGTATTCCTTAATCTCTTCTTCGATCTCCTCTGGTGTTTTGATTTTGATTTGAGGACGATAACCTGGTGGCTTATCACCGTAGGGGTTTGGTTCTGCCTTACCACAAGCAAAACAGAACGCATCGTAAGTACCGTCATCCTGTAGGAACACTTGCAAGGCATGTGCTCCGCATGAGTGTCTTAGTTTTTCAATTGATTTCCCCATTAGTTCCTTCCTGGGCAGTGATGCGGTGGTGGGCTTCGGCGTCGTTCCAGCCTCGCTGATACGCCCACGGCTCCGGCCACTCGTCTGCGTCAGCGTTCGCTGTGCGTGTAGCCATGATTACGTCGCGGCTTGCAGGCGTCATCTGCACCCGCTCAGGGCGCAGGGCGAGGATGGCGCGGGCGAATTGGATAGCCTCTGGAAACCCGACTTCATACTTCCATGCATCTCCGCAAGGGATCAGCATTTTGATCTGCGCATCCGTCACCTCTGCCTGCGTGGCCTGGGTTGGCTGCTGGGTGGTGTAGAATGGTGTGCAGTGCGCCCATTTCCACATTGACGGGAACGTCGGGTGCGGCAATGGATCAGCGCACCCGTCAGCTTCCCACGTGGTGTCGATGAGTGCCCCGCTCTCGTCGTGTGCGGCGAAGTGATGGATGTAGCCAAACGGCTCCCCCTGCACCTGGGCGCTGGCTTGCCACGCATCCCACATCAATTGCGTGTGACTTGAATCGTAGCCATCACCACGGCGAGCAATACTGTATTTGCCCATAGGGCAGTTCTGGGCGAATGCCTCAAATGCTTCGCGCTCACTCGGCGGCAGTTGGTTGATTTTCATGGCTCAATCCTTCCGATTTCTTGCAGCAGCCCTTCTCGTGCGGCGTATCTGGTGGCTTTCGCTTGCTCCTCGATAGCCTTTGCCAGTGAGTGGGCCTGCTCAAAGTTCGAAAAGCTCACCGTTATTTCGTTGACAGTAACGCAGAAGAAGGTGGCCCGTCCTTGCGCATACTCTCGCGTGCCTACCCACTTCCACCACCATCGTGTCTTTGTGCTCATGTCATCTCCTTCGGTTTGAGAATAGCAGCCACTTTGGAATCGCTAGCCACCTTAGACATCAACTGCTTCTTGAGCAACTGATTCTGAGATTCCAGTCTCTGAATGTAGTCCCCACGTTGAACAACCTCCATCTGCAATAGCATGATGTCAGCTTCCATGCTTTGGATTTCATCTTGAAGGTCTTCAACCTGAGTTGTAAGCTCATCAATTCGATATTCGTCTTCGAGACTCATGTCAACTCCTTAGGAATGTCAACCTCATCACCCAGCTTGCTGGCGACGAGGCAGCGCATGGCTGCAACAAGCTCACTGTGGGCGAGCTTTATGTACGTGGGGTCGTCGTTCATGTTGTAGATGCAGGCCACCCACCACCCGTCATGCTTGATTTGAGTGCTGATGCGTTCTCGCGTCTTGATCGGCCCGCCTTGTGCCCAGTCGGAGGAGGGGGAGTACAGGTCGTAGTCGTTTGTGAACTGCGAAAGTGCGAAACGCACACGCCCCCCTGCCACTCGTACCGACTCGTCCTCACACTTCGCCACTGCCCAGTCCAGGGCCGGGCCAATAAGGTCTTGTGTTTTGACTTTCATACAAACCTTTCTTTAGCAGGGAAAGGATAAGACTCCAATCCCTGCGATTGTTAGACAACTTTTATGAATTAAAGTTCATTCAAGTGGAAAGGATCGCCATGAATGTACGGATCATC